GTTGATGCGCGGGTATAAGGCGCTGTCCGAGGGCAAGAAGCTGATCTCGCTGACTCATGCGATCACGGCTGGCGGTGTTGACGAGATTGGCCGACCGCGTCTCGCCATCGCGCGGGCTGACGAGGCCCGGATCCAGATGATGATTCAAGAAAATGGCGAGGTCCGGTTCGACCCGAACTTCAATGGTCGAGCCAGTTCACCGGATCGCCTGTTCAGGTTTCCGTCCGGTGTCCTTCCAGCTCCACAGCGGACTGTCGCGAATGTTTGGAATGAGCCGTGGGACGGGCGCTGGGAGGCCAGCTTGCCGTTCATTCCTCCGCTGTACCGGCCGCCGCACGGGATGGTCAACTACCACCTTCTCTGGGAGGCCGAGTGGCGACGTGGGCGCGGCGCGCAACGCCGTGACCCGATGCTTCTCAGACGAATTGGTGGCGACCTGTTTGCGGTCGTGGCGGCGTGGGACTTGACTGAGATCGAGAAGCTCGTGCTCGCCCTGTAGACCTTGTGGGCCGATAGCGACCTGATACACTCCGGCCAATTGCAGAAAGAACGCTCGGTGTGCGTTTCGTGGACCTCGTCACCGAGCACCCCGAATGGGCGGGTCGATCATTGAGGGTCGACCCGCCCATCTTCGCGAGGAGGATGAGGCGGCGGTGATCGAGTTCACGGGGACCGCAGTCGCGTCATTCAGCGCGTCACACATGGTCGAGGGACACCTTCGTTGCGGGAGGCTCCATGGTCATCGCTGGCGCATCGAGGTTTCAATCAAGGCTGGTCAGGACCCGGCGACGGGCGAGCTGGTTGGGTTGCCCGAGCTGGCGACAGCCGTGGAGCAGCTCTGCGCCGAAGTTGACCGAGAGGACATCAACGCCATGTTCCCCGGTGGCCCAGCAACCCCGGCCGGAGTTGCCCTCGCTGTACGCGAGAGACTGAGCCTCCGCTGGCGAACGATCGAGGTCGTTCGAGTGTGGATGGACGACGTGGCGGTGGCGGTGTATGTCTGAGCCGGTCTTCAGTTGGGTCGATCTGGATCTCCTGGATAAAAACACCTGGAATCCGAACGTCATGGGCGACGAGATGTTCTCCAAGGCGGTCGAGTCGATCCACAGGTTCGGGTTCGTGGATCCGGTTACGGTTCGCGAGCTGGGCGGCCGGTTCGAGATCGTCGATGGTGAACATCGCTGGCGGGCGGCGATGGGTCACAGTGGATCGTGCATCAAGGTCAAGGGAAGGTACGTCGAGCACATTGGTCTGCGCCAGATTGCTATCGCTAGCCTCGGGACCATCGACGATGCGAGCGCCAGGCAACTCACGATCGTCTTGAACGAAACCCGCGGCGAGTACGATCCAAGAAAGATGGGCGAGGTCTTGACGAGTCTCGTGGCGGGTGAATCGATGCCCGCCCTGCTCGAATTGCTGCCGTTCACGCCGGATCGATTCGCTGAACTGGCAGAGCTGCCGAGGGTCAACTGGAACGATCTGTCACCCAAGGTGGCCGCTCCGGTACGAGACAAGAAGTGGGTGGAGCGTGTCTACCGGCTCCCGACCGACGTCGCCACAAAGCTGGATGAGGCCATTACCAGGGCCCGCACAGACGGCGGGGCGGCGGATTGGCGATGCCTTCAAACGATCGCCGAGCACTTTCTCGGCGCGTAGCTTCGAGACCTTCTGCCTTGATGATGAGATCTGGTTTACGTTTGAGATGGGGTCACTACTTGACGAGGGCATCGTGCCGGAGGCGCTTTCCTGGTTTGATGCTCCATGTCCGCGTGGTCATGACGTGCGGGTGACTCCGAATGATGTCTGGGAGTTGATCTTGATGCCTTGGGGTCCCCTTCCGTGAGCCACGCGACTCACGACTACGCCGCGCTGGAGATCGAGTACGTCCAGTCGGACATCTCGATCCGTGAGCTGGCGCGCAAGCACAACATCAAGAGTTGGTCCACGCTCAACAATCAAAAGAACAAGCGTGGTTGGGACGACAAGCGCGAGGCGTACCGGATCCGACTCGGCGATAAGCAGGTCAACGTGATGGTCAGGACCCGGTTGGCGACCGTAGCCACGATCCATGACGAGCTGCTGACAGCGATTCGCGCGGCCATTCATCGGTACGTGGCCGATGTCCAGAAGACCGATGATGCGCAAGCTGTGTCGGCTCGTGATCTGATGGGCCTGATCGACAAGTTCCTCCTGCTGACCGGGCAGGCCACGTCTCGCACGGAGAATAGAAACCTTGATCTCCACGCCGGTTTCGACACCATCTTCCGAGATGCCCCGCCCGAGCTACTTCGAGAGTTTGCAGAACTGGCTCGCGTCAACGGAGCTGGAGCGCAACCAGTGGGACGAGGTCCACTCGTCGTCCTTGAAGGAACTCGCTCGGCGTAAGTGCCTTGATGGGATCTTTGCCTATGGCGAGTACGTCTTCGGGTATCTCGCGGCTGAGCATCATCGCGAAATGGTCGAGATCATGCTCGACGTCGTCTCCAGGGCCGGGACCCCGGAGTCCGAGAATACAATCATCGAGGAACCGCGCGGCCACGCCAAAACGACGTGGGGCAACACGATCTTCCTGTGCTGGCTGATCTCCCAGTTCCCGCATCTGCGGATCGGGCTGCTGTCCAAGAAGGACGAACTGGCCTACGACTTCAGCAAGGCCATCCGCTGGACGTTCGAGAATAACTCACGACACATCGAGATCTTCGGAAGTAACGTCTCGGCGGCCAAGTGGACCGACAAGGAGTGGTACCACAAAGACAGCCCCTGGCAGGGCCAGAAGGACATGACCCTGTTCGCGGCCGGGACCGGATCCGCGATTGTTTCCAAGCGCTTCGACATCATCCTGTGCGACGACATCATCGACGACGAGAACTCAAAGACGCCTGAGTCCAGGGCCGCCGTCGACCAGTGGTTCCAGAAGACGGTCCGTCCGTGTCTGACCCCCAACGGGGTCATCATCATGCTCGGAACCAGATGGGCGGTCGAGGACCTCTACGAGACACTGACCACCCCGAAGGAGGGACAGGTCAAGGCTGGCTTTCGGCTCGTGCTTCGCAAGGCGATCAACGTCGATGCGATCACTGGTGAGAGCAGGGCGCTGTGGCCCGAGGTCTGGCCGATGGAGGCCCTCCTCGCCGAACTGGTCGCCATGGGAACGGCGTTCTTCTCGTGCGCCTACCAGAATGACGTGAGTGGATTGGCCAAGGGCAACATCTTCCTGAAGCAGAACTTCCAGCACTTCGACCAGCTGGATCCCGAGAAGCTCTACACGATCCGGATGGGGATCGATCTCGCCAGCTCCGAGAAGCAGTCAGCCGACTTCACCTCCCGGACCGTAACGGCTGAGGACGATGAGGGCAACTTTTACGTCCTGTCGGTCTATCGGGATCGCAGGGAGACCGGCCACGCTGAGTTCGTCAACGACGGCTTTATGGCCTACCAGAACATGGCGCTGGTCATTTGCGAGAACAACCAGTTCCAGTCGACGCTCATCCAGGGCGTGATGCGGGACTACCCGAGGATCCCGATCGAGGGCAAGAAGTCCGACGTCGACAAGGTCACCCGGGCCCGTGCGGTGGCGGCCAAGTACGAGGCTCACAGGGTCTGGCACCATCGTTCGCTGAAGGACAGCGAGTTCGAGCAGGAGCTGCTTCAATTCCCCAAGGGCCATGACGACATGGTGGATAGCCTGGGCTTCAGTATGGATCTCGGTGGCGACACCTTTACGTTCACATCGGCCAGGAGGTAGCTGATGCCTCGTTCTCCTCTCCAACCAGGCCCTGAAACCCGCCACTACCACGACACATTGGGTGTCGACGAGCAGGTCCCGGGCGGCGTGCAGACTGTCAGCCTGCTCGGGCCGTTCACGGTCACGTTCGATACTCCCGGGCTTGAAGGTGGCACGGCGGTTATATCGCCCGCTCAGGATGCAAACGCGGTGCTCATCAAGGCGTGGGCCGTCATGCGGGAGGACTTTATCGTTCTCGATAATCTGGAAATCTACGTCAGCAATGTGGACGGGTCCGCCTCGTACACGGTGACGCACTACAACGGGCCCGACTTCCCGGACCTAAACACGCTGGAGGTTGGGCCTGTAACTGGTCAGTTGTACTTCGCCAAATCGGCGTTGTTTACGCCATACCCCTATCTATGTGTGGGGGCCTTTCCGACGGCGGGTAATTTCACGGAGGGCGCTTTTGATGTCTACGCCCTGATCGCGACCCCATCGTGACCACCCTCGGCCCCATCACGCAGGCGGCCACGTAGCATGAGCCGTGAAGTTGAATTTCGGGACGGCAAACGCGACATTCCGGATCACCTAGCCGACATGATGATCGAGCTGCCAACCCACACGCTGACCTACGAGCAGGCGGTCGAGAAGGCCAACTGGAAGCTCGCCAACGATCATATCAACCGGGCCTACGATGGGATCGTTCAGGCCCACTTTCGGAATCAAGGTGGTAGTTGATGGGTGTTCTCGCTCGGATAGACGCGGCCATTGAACGCGCCTTTCCGGCGCCGAGGGCCCAAGAGAAGAAGGTCCCAGCGCAGGCGGCGCTTGCCCTCACCGACTCGGGTCGGCAGGGTAAGGCGAACGTCAAGCTGTTCCGCCACTGGGCGGAGCACTCCGAGTTGGTTCGTGGCGCGATTGACATCAGGCGTGGGCAGGTTGCGGTCTCGGAGTGGGACATCCTGCCCGCAGACCCGGAGAAGCCTTACTCGCAGTCGCTCCAGGCTCAGATCAAGCGTCTGTTCGATGCGCCGAATCCGACCAGAAACAGCTTTCGCAATTTCACCGAGGCTGTCGTCGAGGACGTGCTCGTGCTCGATGCCGGATCGATCGAGAAGGTTCGCAATCTGCGTGGACAGGTGGCCCAGCTCTGGTATGTCGACGGCGGAGAAATCAAGGTCGCCAAATACTGGGATGGCGAGGAGGACGTCCCGCGATACTTCTGGTACCCAGAGGGCTACGGGCGGGCGGCGGACAGCTGGGTCAACGACGATTTCGTCTACATCATGGCCCGCCCTGCGACCTATCGCGTTGTTGGGCTGTCGACCATGGAGGTCCTGAAGCTCACGATTGACGCCGAGCTGGGTTCCTCTGCCTACAACACGCGACAGGTAAACTCCGCTGCCCCGGACGGAATGCTCGATCTCGGCGAGGGTGTTCGTCCGGATCTGGTCGAGAAGTTCAAGACGTACTGGCTGTCCGAGATCGCTGGCAAGGGCGCCATGGCGATCGTTGGCGGGTCGCGCGGGGCCAAGTTCGTGCCGTTCAAGCAGTCCAATCGGGACATGCAGTTTGCCGAATGGCAGAACTACCTGCTTCGCAAGACGGCGCTGGTCTTTCAGCTCAGCCCGCAGGACCTCAATGCGGTCACTGATGTCAACCGGGCCAACGGCCAGGTCCTTCAGGAGAACACCGAGGATCGCGGCCTCCGGCCGCTGCTTGGGAATGTGGCCGACTACTACACTCGCGAGATCGTCTGGGACGAGAAGTTTGGTGGGCAGGACAACAACCTGCGCTTCGCCTTCACCAAGCTGAACCTGAAGGAGACGCTTGACACCGCCAAGGTCTACGAAATCCAGTCGGGCAAGATGCCGACCCGCGCAGTCAACGAACTTCGCAAGAAGGACGGATTGGAGCCGTGGGGCCCGGAGTTCGACAAGCCTATGCTATTGACGCCGACCGGCGTCGTCATCCTTGATAACGTGCCCACGGCACGCGAGGTCATGGAGTCCAAGGAAAAGCCCGCGCCAGTCGGTGCGGCGAGTAGCAAACCGAAGGAGAACTGATGGCCGCAACAGTCAGCGTTCGCGTCTACACCGGATCGGCGGCTGGAACCGAGTCTGCGGCCGTCACCGGCATCGACCTTATCTCGGCCGACAACGCAACAAACTCGCTCGGCAACCGGCAAGCGAACCCGATCTCGGTCGGGACCAACAGCTACGAGAAGTGGCTGAAGCTGAAGGTCGACGCCGCCCCGGCCAATGCCGTCGCCAACTTCAAGATCTGGGGCGATGGCGCGGTTCAGACCTCGACCACGCTCAACTGGACAGGGCAGCGGATCACGGGTGTAACTCCGGTCACGACTGCCTCGACCATCGCCAACACCACGTTCAACAACTTCACCTCGGGCAACAAGGGAACGTGGGACACCAACTCCTATTCGGCCACCAACGCGACGACGCTCTACAGCGTCTTCCAGCTCGTGGTCGATGCGACCTGTGGGCCGGGCAACTGGACGCAGGAGACGATCAACTTCAGCTACGATGAGACTTGACCCGGCGACTATAATGAAGACTTGACGAGGTACGGAAAGTTTGGTAGAGTCCAGTGATGGACAACACTGAGCTGGCCTACCTCGCGGGCTTCTTCGACGGCGAGGGCTCAATCTCCATCATCAAGACCAAGGCGGGCCACAGCCTCGTACTGTCGGTCAGCCAACTGAACCCCGAGCCACTGGTTCTTTTCCAGCGTCATTTCGGGGGGTCTCTTCATCGCCAGCCAGATCGCCGTGGCAATCGGGCCATGATCGTTTGGACGACGGCGGCCCGACGTGCCCTTCTGGCGCTCGTTGAATTACGCCCCCTCCTTCTCGTCAAGGCAGATGAAGCCGATCTTGGGATCGAGTTTCAGGGGGAACGAGACGATTGGACTGACAGGGTCGTCGAAATTGCCCGCAGGGACGATCTTCGGATGCGCATCAAGGCAATGAAGCAACGGACCTACGATCACATCGAGCTACCGCCTACGGTGAGGCAGCCACGACTGTCTTCGCCTAGGCACCTTGTGACAAAAACGTGGGCTAAGCCCAAGCCGCCTAAGAGACAACGGGTCAAGATCGCGACGCCAGTCCGCTCAACCCATCGTGAGGGGCGGCCACGGGCTGGGGAGATCATTCACCCATCGCGAGAGGATCTCGTTCAGGTTTACGCAAACCTTGGTATCGTCGAGACAGCTCGGCATTATGGGGTCAGCCGTCAGAGCATCTACAACTGGCTCGATCGGTACGAGATTCCGCGAACCGGGCGAACCGAAGCATCGGAAGCCCGTCGCGTGGCAGCCCTGCAAGGAGTTTGGAGGGAACCCATGGGTGAGACTAAGACAGAACGTGAGGCTGTCAAGGAGTCTAACGACCGGCAGTATGCTGAAGACAAGCTGCCAGCCGATGCGGAGGCCGCCGCTGCCGTCAAGAAGTCCAACGATCGGCAGTATGTCGAGGAGAAAGAGGGCCACCCATGATTCAGTTGATCGTCATCGCGGTCATCATTGCCATCGCGGTCGGGCTGCTGTGCATCTTCTTGGGGCGCGTTGTCAAATCGATGAACGTCCCGATCGCCGTGACGGTGGGGTCCTTCCTGGAACAGTTCGGCTGGGTTCTTGGCGTCCTGGCCGGGATCTACTACTTTGCTACGGGCGGCGATCTACCCTGGTGACCCGTGTCTGAGCTTCTGGTTCTTTGCCCAACCCGAGGTCGCCCCCAAGCGGCCCGAGAGACGCTCGCTTCCTTCAAGGCAACGGCGACGCTTGATACGACCGAGATGCTTTTCGTCGTGGATAACGATGACCCGGAGCTGACCGGCTACATGGCCTCTCCGATCCCCCTCCCAGCGACCTACCAGGATCCGGCCGGGAACATGGTTGGCGCGCTCAACCAGGCTGCGCGCTGGGCCATCGAGACCTTGTCTCCCAAGTACCTCGGCTTCATTGGTGATGACCATCGGTTCCGGACGCCCGGGTGGGACAGAGCCTTCACGGATGTGCTGGTGGCCAAGGGCGGCGGGATGGTCTACGGGAACGATCTGTTTCGCCCTGATGGCGACATCCCGACCCAGATCGTCATGTCGGTCGAGATCGTCCAGGCGCTCGGCTGGATGGGTCTGCCGACCTGCACTCACCTCTATATCGACAACGTCTGGCGACACATCGGTGAAGCGCTGAGCTGCCTCTACTACATGCCCGATGTCGTGATCGAGCACCTACACCCGGCCGCTGGCAAGGCGGAATGGGACGAGGGTCATCGACGGGTGAACGCCCCGGAGATGTACGGGCATGACGCTGAGGCGTTCTCCCAATGGGTCGCGACGTCGGCGGCGGGCGACCTGAAACATGTGCGCGATGCGCTCGGAGATAACTGATGCCCCGTTCCCCTCTCCAACCCGGCCCTGAAATCCGCCACTACCACGACACCTTAGGTGTTGACGAGCAGGTGCCGAGCGGCGCCACCCCGACCCTCGCCGCCGTGCTCACAGTCGGCAACGATACAGGCGGAGCAACAATCACCAACGACCGAACTGGCGCCGCCGTGGTGGCATCCCTGCCGCTGCGAGCCGTTGCTGATGGTGGTTCGCTAGCAGAAAGTTATCTTCAGTCCGAGAGTGGCGGCTTGCGGGCGGGGATTGACATCGACAGCGACGGGACCGATGCCTATATCAACATGAACGTGTTGGGTGGGGCAGGGGCTTTCGTTCAGGTTGAAAGCGAAGGCGGCGTCGACAATATCGTGCTCAGGGACGCTACAACGATGGGTAGTGCCGCTCAGCTCCTCGGGTCGAGCGGCACTGGCAAGGCCGTTTGGCAGACCCCACTCGTCCGCATCGCCGCAGGAGTACCCTCTGGCGCACCCGGTGTCGCCGAGCTGCCGATCGCGTTCGACTCCACGCCCAGCACAGGCGGTGCGTACGTCTGGAACGGTGCGGCATGGGCCAAGGTCAGCGTGATCCCGTGAATCGTGGATGACGCTCGTATCGGTCGTTATTCCGACGTTCAATAGGAACGACTCGCTCTTCAGTCGGTCGCTGCCATCGGCGTTGCGCCAAACTCATCGAGATCTCGATGTTCACGTGGTCTGTGATGGAATGGCTGGTGACGAACTGGCCGATCTCGAACGCCGGGCTGCCGCTCTCAATGACTCCCGGGTACGCTTCTGGCACATCCCGCGCCAGAGCTATCCCGAGGATCCTGGTGAGCGCTGGTGTGTGCTTGGTCTGAACGCCCGAAACCACGGGCTCGACCACGCTGAGGGCGACTGGGTCGCTCCACTTGATGACGATGACGAGTGGACGGACGATCATGTTGAGGTGCTGCTTCAGGCGGCGAGGGGCGGGTTTGATTTCGCCTACGGCAAGTCGATCGCGTACGGTCCAGATGGGGCAGTGGTCGGTCACTACGGGAACTGGCCACCGGGCCACTTCCAGTTCTGCGACGGGGCCCAGCTCTACCGGAACGGCATGGGCTACCGCTACGATCCGGATTGTGTGAAGCGCGGGCTGCCCGAAGACGGCGATCTGTGGGATCGGATGGTGGCTGGCGGGGTGTCGTTCACATTCGTGCCGACGGTCGTTCATCACTACTACCCGGCTCGGCGATGATTCCGGTACTTGGTGTTCCGATTCTCAATCGTCCGGATTTGCTCGACAAGATGCTGGCTTCGATCGACGTTCCCGTGGGGCGAACAGTGATCGTTGATAACGGGGAGGTCGTTGATTCGCGGGATCGGGCGACCGTGATCTGCCCGGGTCACAATCTCGGCGTTGCGGCCAGCTGGAACCTCGTGATAAGAACCACGCCGGATGCACCATGGTGGGCGATGGTCAACTTCGACCTGGTGTTCGCTCCGGGCGACCTGGCTCGACTGGCTGAGCACATGGACGCGAGCATCGGTCCCCTGGGTATGGTCGCGCTGCTTGGTACGTTCTCGGCGTTCGGGATCGACCGGGCGGCCATCGATCGGGCCGGGCTGTTCGACGAGAACCTCTATCCGGCCTACATGGAGGACAACGACTTTGACTACCGCTGTCGATTGGCCGGGGTACCGATGGCCGGTTTGCCCGCTGGATTGAGTCACGACATCAGTTCGACCATCAGGTCTAGCGACGCCTATCGGCGTGAGAACGCGCGGACCTTTCCCCTCAATGCCGCCTACTACCAGGAGAAGTGGGGCGGTCCTCCACGTAGTGAGGTATTCACCACTCCGTTCAATGCGGGTGGGGACCTGCGATCATGGCGGCTCGATCTCAATCGGATCGCCGCTCAAAGCTGGAAGAAGGAGTAGACATGTCTGCCGCGATTACCTGCACCCCCGTTGCTCCGGTTGCGACGACCAGCGCCTGTCGGATCGATGTGACGGGCGCCGATGCGAACGACGCCGCCGACTACGACGCGGAGGCCTACCCGAGCCGGGCCGAGATTCGCAACTACCTGCGATTCGTCAAGGGTGGCGTCGAGTACGGTCGAAGCTACGTCTTTGCCGCCGGGCAGGACGGGACC